TCGACCGCGACCCATCTGCAATTCCAATACCTACCTTGTAGGCATGTCGAATAGTTTGCGTCGCACTGGTACACCTCTGCTGAATCGTGCCACGCCCGGCGACCGTCAGGTCTGGTTTCGTCTTGTGACTCGGGACGTTGACCGCCATGGTACGATCATCGAGCCGGCGGGTGTGGATACTCGCGCGTTCCTGGCCAATCCGGTGTTTCTGTGGATGCACGACAGCGGCGGCGGCGATCGTCCTACCCCGCCGCCGGATGTGGTTATCGGCCGCGTCGTCGAGATTGATCAGACCGCCGAACACTTCGACATTTGCTGCGAGTTCGATGATGATGGGCCGTCAGGTCTGGCGACGACTTGCTATCGCAAAGTCAAGGCCGGCTTTCTACGTGCCGTCTCGATTGGCTGCAATGCACTCGCCGAGACCCGCACGACGATCGACGGCGTCGAAGTCCCCGTCTACACGGCTGTCGAGCTGCTTGAGTGCTCGCTGGTCATCATCGGCAGCAACCGCGGCGCCCTGAAGCTGGACCGGGCTGCTGCGGCGGCGATGGTTGCTCGGCTGGACAGTGAGTCTGAGGACGGTGAGGGAGCTGCGCCCGAAGCCCCTGCGGCTTCCGCTGCTTCCGCCCAGTCGCCTGTCCCCGTCGCCCCCGCACATGTTGCCAGCGTTGCAGTCTTCGACCTCGACGGGCTAATGCTGTGGGGTCGTCGTCGCGATTCGGGCAAGTGGACCACCCCCGGCGGGCACATGAACGCGGGCGAAGATGCGACGGCTGCTGCGCTGCGAGAGCTGCGCGAAGAGGCGGCGATCGACGCTGCGGCGCACAATGCCCGCTTGACGTACCTCGGCCCTGTGGATTTGTCCGATGCTGACAAAGCGCTGATTGTACACGGTTTTCGTTGCGACCTACAGTCGCGCAAAATCACTGTCACGTCCGACGAAGACCCTGATAAGGAAGTGGCTGAGTGGCGGTGGGTTGCGCTTGAGGATGGCGCACTTCCTGCGGAAATCGGTAGCGCTCTGCATGCGCCTCGGAACGCGCTAGAAGATTTGGGTGCCTTCCGTACCGTCGGTGGGGCGAATGGTCCCGGTGTTTCTGCGCTGCTCAGCGACATCGTCGATGCTGGTGAGTTCGATGCCGCAATGCTCGAAAAGACGATTGAAAAGACAATCGATTTTGACTACGAACAAGATGAATCAGACAGCCTCTTCGGTGGTGAGGATGATTCATCGCTGGCCGTGCGCGGCAGCGCGGCAGCCCTCGCCCGCACCGTCGTCGCTCACAAGTCGTATCCGCTTGTGCAGACCACCTGGGATGCCGCAGCAGCGACGGCACGTTGGAAGAAGTGGGCATCGTCCGACGGCAGCGGCGATAAAGATAAGATCGACTGGGCCAAATTTGCTCAATGCTTTCTATGGTTTGACGCCGACAATCGCGAGAGCTTTGGCGCCTACAAATTCCCACATCATGATATCGTCGGCGGCAAGCCGGTGACTGTGTGGGCGGGTGTCGTCGCTGCGGCTGCGCGAATTGACCAGGCCAAAGGCATCCCCGCCGCGGACCTCGTCAAGATGAAGGCGCATCTGGCGCAACACTACAAGGAATTTGACAAGGTCGCGCCATGGCAGCGACGGACTGCTGAAGATGTGCGGGGCCTGCTAACCAGCCTGACTCGTGGCCTATCCGTCGAAGCACTCAACAAGCTGCCGTCGCCCGTGAAGGATGGGCCAGCACACGTCCCGGCTGATGAGCACGGAACGTATCTGTATGCACAGCTCACGGTCTATGCGCTGCTGTTTCCGTCGCGAAAGTTCACCCGCGCCGAAGCTGCCCTGTGGGCGCAGCAGCACGGCTACACCGGCTATCGCGTTTCTGAGGTTGGCTCGGGTGCGTCGGACAAGGGCATGGTCGTCTCTGAGAACTGCATCATGCTTGAGCAGCTTCCGGCGACCTGTTATCAGCCGGCGCCCTTTGGGCCGGGTGTCAAGTGGCAGACGATCGTGTACCCCGGCGCTGGCGACATCGCCTGCGTCTACGGCGTGCTGAAATCGCAGAAGGCTCAGTATCGGCAGGCCATTGCGACTGGACTGCTGAATGCTGCAGCAGGTGCTCTTTCTGTCACGCAGCGGGCCGAGCTACGTACTGTGGCGACTGCCTGGTCACTGCCCCTGCTACGTCAAGGGCTAAAGCTGCCGCAGCACAGCTTCGCCGGTAAAACTGCCCGATCGCTGATGCAGCAGCTTCGCGATCTACTGGCTGCCCTGCGCAACCCGGCATATCAAGCTGATTTCACGCTGTTGCAAGCACTTAATCGGTCGTGTGCATATTCCCACAATCGGGCACACTACCTTAGCCAAGATCCGGTCAGTGGCCACAGTGGCACGACCACCCAAAGTGGAACCACTCAAACCACCAACCTTTCAACCAATCGAGGAATCCCGATGAAGCGAACCCCCGAAGCCCGCAATGTGATGCGGGGCCTCATTCACCACGCGCTAGAGCACGCGGACATGCACGCTCGTGCAATGGAAGAGGGCCACATCAGCGATGAGCACCGCGCAATGTGCCACGCTGCCGCCCTGCGAGCCCTTGACACGGCTGCCGAGCTGCACAGCGCCTATCGCGCCGTGTGGCTGGGTGCAACCCCGTCGCAGGAGATCGTCGATAGCGCAGACGTTGGCATGGAATATGCTATGCCGAAGCTGCCCGAGGGTGAGCTGCACAACCGTTTCGCTGAGGTCGTCGCTCAGGTCGGCAAGCTGCCGCGCAGTCTGCGCAGCCTGGTTCAGTCCGAGCTGGGCACGGTGGACACCGACACCGTCGAGATCAAACTGACGAATCTCAAGGGTGTTGCTGAGCAGTTTCAGTCACTGAAGGCTGAGCATCAGCGTGGTCTCGTCGCCGCCGACAAGGCTGCGACCGAAGCTTTGATCGAGAGCGCTCTTGATAAGCGTCTCGTGACCCCGGCTGAAGCCCGCAAGTTCCGTGGTCTTGACCCGGCGACTGGTGCTGTGGCTGGTGAGGCTTGGAACAAGGCCAAGGTCGAGCGCTTCCTCGCTGAACGTGAGCAGACCGGCCCCGTGGCTTCGATCGCCCGCCCCGGTCAGGAGCGCACCGTCGAGGCCCCGCAGCAGGCGACTGTGGCAGCCCCGGCTGCCAAGCCGTCGCTGATTCGTTTCGGCGCCCAGGCGTCCCGTGAGGTTTCGCCGGTGCAGCTTCGCAGCGACGCCGAGAGCATGGCTGCGCGGCTGGGCCTGAAGGTCGAAGACATCCTCAGCCGCACCGAGGCTGCGGCGAATCTGCCCGACAGCGAAGCACGAATCAACCAGATTCTTGGCGGCGGCAAGTAACCAAACCAACCACTTACGGGCTACTTCGGTAGCCCAGAGGAACCTGAACAATGGCCAAATCTTTTGTAATTTCCCGTAACTACGGGCAGAACCTCGCCCCCGGCACCGTGCCGGTTAAGCTGGCGGCTGATGTCGTCGCTGACATGGGCAACATGCTCGTTGTCGTCGCCGGCTACGGCGAGATCCCTGCGGCTGCGAACGCTGCGACCGGCAACATGGCCGGTCTCGTGATTCAGCCCGCCGACAACACAGGCGGCAGCGCCGGTGATGTGACTGCTGTTTGCGTGCCTGACACCGCGGCCTTCGCCAACGATGTTGCCCACCCCTGCACCCAGGCCGACGTGGGCAACATCGTGTTTGCGTCGAGTGCAACGACTATCAGCCGCAACAGCGCCGACGGTCCCCCGGCGGGCAAGCTGCTTGCTTACAACACCAGCGACATCCAGGGACGTCCCTGCTTGGTCGCTCTCAACTGCATGGTCTAACCCTAGCTGACCACAACAGAAAGGCACACGTCAAATGTCCATCATCAATAGTGGGCAGCTAACTGCTCAGGAAGTCATCCTCTACAACGCGACGGTCATGGCGGGTCTGGAAAACGCCTCGACCGCGATCACCGACATCTGGTCGGAGAAGGTCGCCCTGATTCGGCCGGTCGTCGCTGAGGGCAGCGGCACCGATCCGATGTCGAAGAAGATCCCCAACGAGATGGTTTTCCCGTTCAGCCCGGCGACGGCGCAGGCGGAAGATCTGACGGAACAGGATCGCCCGTTCCATCCGCTCGTCCGTAACAGCGTCAAGATTGACATCAAGCCCTACGGCACGGGCTATTACATCCTGCGCAAGGACTTCTACAACGACATCTACGGCACCCTCGCCTTCGTGCCAAAGAAGCTCGCCCGCGCCGCGATGAAGGCGGTGGATATTCAGCTTGCCCGTCTGCTGCGCAACGGCAAGACCACGCTGGACTACACCGGAACGTTTGCCTTCTCGACGACCAAGCCGATCAGCGTCAACGGCGCTGTGAGCGGGACGTACAGCAACCTGTACACCTCGACGGCGCTGACCCAGATCAACCTGGGTTCGGTCGTGCAGCAGATGATGGGTCGCCTGAACGAAGACGGCTTGTCGCTGGGCCTGATGCCCGACACCGTGATCGTGCCTCCGACGCTGTACCAGGCTGCTCAGATCGCCGTCAACATGAAGAACATCGTGTTCTCCGGCGCTGCGAGCATTGGCAACTTGGCCCCCGGTCAGGCGAACAACACTGCCGCCGTCGGTGACAACTGGATTGCGCAGTCCGGCATGATCAAGCAGGTCGTGATCGCGCCTGAACTGATCGGCTCGGGCTCGTCGCCGTCTGACCAGACCACCTGGTACGTCGCCGAATGTCTCAACGAGGAGCACGGCGGCGCCGTCGGCCTGCTTGCCGCTCGCGACCCCGGCTTTGAGTTCCTGACGAACCTGTCGCCGTCCGATTGGGACGTCTACACTCGCAACCGCTTCTCGTGGGCGATTGAGCGGTATCTGGGTGTGGGATATGGTTCTCATCAGTCGCTGCGAGGCGTAGTTCTCAAGTGATTTCGCCTACTTAGCGTAGGCGAGTCACTGCGTCGATTTCCTTCCTTTTCGCTTGCATTCTCCGACAGCTTAGCTTATACTACCTCAAACTCAATTGAGGTCGTATAGCTATGTCTGCCAAGCCCCTTTTCCGTCCCCTCGGTAATCGTGTCTATGTCCGCCGCGAAGTCGCCGCGAAGACGACTGCCGGCGGTCTGCACATCCCCGAAACTGCCCTGCGTCCAGCCACCGATCGCGGC